GATGATAGAAAAAGCATTAGATGAAGATGGTAAAAGACTTTTTCAAGATGGAGATAAGGCATCTTTAAGAAGAGAAATTCAATCATCTGTTCTTGAAGAAATACAAATGGCAATGGTTAACTCTGGTTCTGATAAGGAGGTAAGCGAGGCTAAAGCCGATTTGAAAAGCTAATAAAGATTGGCAGTTTTTATTTTCTTTAGCAAAAACATTACATAAAACTGTAGCTGAGTTATGTGAGACTTTGACTATCGAAGAAATGATAGGTTGGGCTGCTTATAATGAGATTGAAAATGATGAATATAAAAAACAACAGGAACAAGCACAAAGATCTAGTGCTTTACGAGGCAAAAGAAGGTAATATAGAGAAAATGTTTTAATTTTTATAGCAAGTGGCTAATTATAATGTAGATATTGCTGTTGCTTTAAAAGGTGCTCAAAAATTAACTGCGTTTAATAAAGATGTTAAAACTACAAAATTACAAGTAGATGGTTTAAATAAAACTTTAAAAAATATTGCTAAAGATCAGCAACTGTTTATAAGAAGTTTTGAAAATTTAAATACAGTATTAAGAGATGCAAAAGCAAGTTTTAATGCTGTTGCTTCTGGAACTTTAATGCAGAAAAAAGCTGCAAGAGAATTAGTAGCAGCAGAAAAAGACTTAAATAGAGAATATCAACAGAGAGAAAGACTTTTAGAAAGTATAAGACGTAATCAATCAGGTTTTGCTCAATTTAGTAGAGGTGCTTCGCAAATATCAAGTCCTGCTGTTTTTGATACTGCTACACAAAAATCTATAGATAGAAACAGAAGAAAACAAAATCGGATAGCTGGAAGAACTTCTGTGCCTTTTGGTCCACAACCATTTATTGGTCCACTACCTATGCAAGGTCCAATGTTTGGTCCTATGCAAGGTCCGATGCCGATGATGACAGTAGATAATAATCCAAGAATTTTAAGAAATCTTGAAGCAAGTCGAATTTCAAGAGAAGCATCAGGATTTGGTATTAGACCAGGTACTCAATATGAAAGACCAATTGGACCTGCGTTTAGTGCTGTTATGAAATCACAGTTAAGACATCAAAAGAAAATTGACAAGAATACTGGTAAAACAGCACAATTATTAAGTGCATCAAATAATAGAGCAGTTTTTGGCAATCCAAATCAGTTTGCAACTCCAATAGGTCCACAACCTGCAAGACCTTCATTTTTAAATACGATGGGATTTGGTCAAGGTGCGAATCCTAGAGGAATCTTTGCTAATAGCAGGGGAAGACGAGGTCGATTAGCAGGTGCTGCTAGTAATGCTCTTATTGGTGGTGGTTTTCCTTTGTTATTTGGTCAAGGTGCTTTAGGTGCTGCTGGTGGTGGTATTGGTGGTGCTTTGGGTGGTGCTTTAGGTGGAGGTTTTGGTTTTGGACTTTCTATTGCTGGTACTGCACTTGCTACAAGAATACAAGAAACCATTGATTTTAGAAAAGCAGTTGATAAATTAAATGTTTCTATTCAAGCAACAGGTGGCACATCAACATTTACTGCGAAACAAGTAGCTGAATTTGCTAAATCTCTTGGAATGACCAAAGATGAAGCACTTGAAGCATTAAAAGCATTTAAACAATTTGAAGCATCTGCAAGGATTACTTTATTAAAAACATTTGGTTCAGAAGGAACTTTTGATATTTTTGCTGGATTAAAAGATAATGCTTCAATCATTAGTGCATTACCTGGATTATCAAAAGAACTTGGTATAAATCAAGCTATTAGTGCTTTGGAAACTTTAAAAAGTAAAGATGCTACTGCTACTCAAGATCAATTATTAGGAAATATTATTAGTAAGAACAAAGAAATAATAAAACAAGAAAGCAAAAAAGTTGGTTTTTTTGAAAAACTTAATCCCTTTAGAGGTAAATTTAAACTTAATGATCCATCTAAAGGAATACTAGGTGGTGGTGGATTTATGACAGTAGAAGAATTAGAAGAATTTAAAGCTAAAAATGCAGGTGCAGAATTTGATTCTCTTATAGTACAAGCAAAAGAAAGATTAAGATTACAAAGACAATTTAATGAAGAATTAGAAAGACAAGCAATTATCAAAGCTCCTGTAGATGAATTAAATAGATTATTAGATCCTTTAACACAAATAGATCAATTAGGAAAAAGTATTGGAAATAGTTTTTCTGAATCTTTTAAAGGTATTGTTAAAGGTTCAATGACGGCACAAGAAGCCTTAAGAAATTTATTTATGCGTACAGCAGATCATTTTTTAGATATGGCTGCACAAATATTAGCAGCACAAATAAGATCAGGTATTTTTGGTTTATTTAGTAGTTTTTTAAATCCTACTTTTGGTACTGGTATGGGTAGTAATCCTGCTGGTATGCGTCAACAAGGAGTTGGAGTTAGTGCAAACCGATTAAATAGACACGTTGTTGGTCATTCAAGTATTCAACCAAAAGCTAATGGTGGTCCTGTAATGGCAGGAGGCGGTTATCTTGTAGGAGAACGAGGACCAGAATTGTTTAGTCCAGGTGTTTCTGGAACTATTACACCTAACGAAATGCTTGGTGGTTCAACAAATATAGTTGTAAATGTAGATGCTTCTGGAACAAATGTAGAAGGTGAAGGTGATGGTCAGCAATTTGGCGAAGCTCTTGCAACTGCAATACAATTAGAAATAATAAAACAAAAACGTAGTGGAGGTTTACTTGCATAATGGCTACATTTCCCTCAATAAAACCTACATATGGCATTCAAAAGAGATCTGCACCAAGGTTTAATGAGATACAGTTTGGAGATGGTTATTCTTCCAGAGTTACTTTTGGATTAAATCAAAATCCTAAAGTATACCAACTTACTTTTGAGGTATCAGAGTCAGACAATTTTAACAGTACAGGAATTTCAAGTGCAGATACCATAGAGAATTTTCTTGATGCCCGTGCAGATGATAGTGCCAGTTTTACTTTTACACCTCCTGGAGAAAGTTCTTCATCTCAATTTGTTTGTAAACAATGGACTAAATCTATACCCTTTTTAAACAGGGCTAGAATACAGGTAACATTTGAAGAGGTGTTTCAAGCATGACGATTCCTGTTGAGCAGCTTCAAAATCTTAATGGTTTTACAATTATTGAATTATTTCAAATTGATTTAGTATCTGGGGTTCATTACAGTGCTACAGATACTTCAGCGACAACTTTATATAGATTCCATAATGGAACGAATAAAATTAAAACAGATATTGTATGGGATGGAAACAGTTACACACCCGTAGCCTGTCAAGCAGAAGGTTTTGAGACTGGAGACAATACAACAATGGCAAGACCAACATTAACTTTTGCTAATGTTGTTGGTACATTTTCAACTATATTAGAAATTATTAATCAAGTTACTGTTTTTAATGATTTGCAGACAGCAACAGTAACAAGAAGAAGAACATTAGCTCAATTTCTAGATAATATTAATTTTAGTAGCGGATCAAATACTTACGGAACAGCTGACCCTACAAAAGAGTTAGAACAACAACAATTTTTAATAAATAAAAAAATAGTTGAAAATAATCAGATATGTAGTTTCGAGCTTGTAAATACTATTGATTTTGAAGAATTACAACTACCTAGATTACAAATAACAAAAGATAGATTTCCAGCAGTCGGGAGTTTTGTATTTCAATAATGTGGAAACAAGAAGCTAAAAAACATTTTCAAGAATGTAAACCAGCAGAGGGTTGTGGTTTGTTGGCTGAAAAAGATGGTAAAGAATTTTTTTGGCCTTGTAAAAATCTTGCTTCTCATGTTGATGAAGAAATTACTTTTGCAATAGATCCGTTAGATTTTGCTGCTTGCGAAGATAGTGGTGCTGAAGTATTAGCGGTATTACATTCTCACGTTGAAGGTAGCGCAGAACCTTCAGAGGCCGATATAAGTAACTGTAGAACTTTTATGCTGGATTGGTATATTTATTCTATACAAGATGATAATTGGCATTATATGGAGACAAAATTATGTTAAGAAAAATAAAACTATATGGCCCATTAAGAAAATTATCTGGTGTAAAAG